AGGTGACGCTGGTGAGGGGCTTGCGCACCAGGGCGTCCCGCTTCTCCAGCTCGCTGACCAGGAAGGCCTGGCCGGAGGCGATGCCCGCCGCGTCCATGGTCATGCCGCCCTGGGGGACGGCCCCGCCGGGACGCTGGATCACGCCGGCGTCAAAGGTGCCCATATTCTGATAGTTCATTTGCTCTCCTCCTTTTTAGGCGCAGGGCATGGTCAGGATGCGCAGCTCCGCCACGCCGTCCGCGTCGGCGGGCCCCGCCCACTGGCAGCCGGCGAGCTGCACCGTCCCGCTGGGGGCGGAGCCGGTGGAGGTCTCGAAGCCGCCCACCGGAGTGGGGATGCTGGAGTTGGCGGTGACGCGCACAAACACGGGGCCGCCCAGCTTGGGCGCGCCGTTCCAGCACTTCGCGTTTACCGCCCCCCGCTGGAACACGGGGACGGCCTCGCCGGGGGCGTAGGCCCCCGCGCCCTGCTCCAGATAGCTCAACGCGCTTTTGACCTCCCGGACAGCCACGCCCACGAACTTGGCGGCGGTATCCCCCGCGCCCATGGGGAGTGCCCTGCCCTCCGCGTCATACTTCAGCGGCGCGCCGAAGGGGATCTGTTCCGTGCCCCCGGCGGGGCGGGTGCTGATGACCGAATCGGGCTGGCGGGCGTAGCTGCCCGCGAAGCCGTGAGGCATCGTCTGGCCGATATTCTGGGGATGAAGTCCCATGATTAACCCTCCTGTTTCTTGTGGGGATTGCGGGCGGCGTAGTTCAATTCCGACTCCCGGCACCGCTCATCAAAGGTGGACGCCCGGGCCGCGTCCGCCGCCTTCCTCGCGCTGTCCGCCGCGGACTGGGCCACCCGGCCCAGCACATCGCCGCCGCCCACGGCGGACACCAGCGCGTCCACCACCCGGGCCCGGGCCGCCGCGTCCTGAATACTGGCCACGGCGGGCCGCATCCGCTTGAGCAGCGCGGCAGCCGGGGGCAGGCTGTCCTCCGCCCCGCCGCCGGACAGCGTCTCAATGAGGCCGTCCAGCGTTTTCTCGTCCCTGGCGGGCGGCTCCTCCCGCCCGCCGCGCTGGAGGGCGGACAGCAGCTCCAGCACCTTGTCCAGCTTCAGGCCCAGATCGTCCGTCCGGGCGGGGTCCTCCGCTGGAGCGTCCCCGGCGGGTTCCTCCCTGGCGGGCGGGGCCTTCTCCGGTTCGTCCTTCCCGGGGGACGGGGCCTCCCCCTTGCCCTCCTCCGGGGCGGCGTCCAGCACGCTGGCCGTGGTGGACACCATGGCGTCCAGCTCCTCCGGACTGGCGTCCTTGGCCGCCATGCCAAAGGCGGTCAGGACAGACTTCCAAAATTCAGACATTGTGTTCCTGCCTTTCCCCGCCCTCTGGGCGGCGTCTTTTATGGATACGGAACTCCCGGCCCTGCCCCGTGGGACAATGGCCACATGGTTGCCGCGTATCTCCCGCTGGGCATAGCCCTCCCCGCTGGGGACGTAGGTGCACAGGTAGCCGCAGGACACCTCCCGCTTGGCCCGGTGCAGCACCTGGTCTGCCAGCGCGGCGTCGTCGATGTGCAGATCCGCCGTCAGATAGTCCCCCTCCCGGCGGACGTTCTGGACGTGGCCCCGGCTGTACTGGCTGAAATTCACGGCGGTGACGCTCTCCGGCGGGTGGCTGTCGCAGACGGGAACCCCCTCGAAGGAGGCCATGGCCTCCGGCGCGAATACCTCCCCCGGCTCCCGGAACACCCGGATCACCCGCTCGGGGTCGCCGTCCAGCCCCAGCTCCCCCGCCAGATACTCCTGCTCCCCCGTGCGGGCGATGGGCACGCTGGTGCAGACGATGCCGCCGCTGGGCTTTTTCGTGATGTGGTCGGACAGGGCCGTGCCGTAGTAGGCCAGCATGGCGCGTTCACCTCCAAACAAAAAAGAGGCCGGCCCGTAAGAATCCCCTTACAGGCTGACCTCGATTAGTCCTCCCGCCCCGTCAATTCGGGGCGGGCACAATATTGGGCTTTACTTCCTTCATGGATACGATCTGGATCTTGATGGTGCCGTCCTTCAGCTTCTTGAGCTGGACGCGGTGGCCCTGATCAAGGGCTTGGCTGACGGCGCGGATGGTCTGCTCAGTCATATCCAAGCTCCTTTAATTGCCTGTCCGATCTCCCCGCCCATTCTTTCAGCTCCTCATCGGTCAGCTTGCGCTCGATGTCGGCATCTGTGAGGTAGACGATCTTCCAGTCGCGAGGCCCATCCCCAACGGTTCCAGTATAGGAGCCTGGGCCGTCTTTATCATCCAGAGACGCAAACCGGCCATCCTTCAAGAGAACTGCGTCAAATTCTTCATACATGGCTATTTGACCTCCTCTACGTGGGCCGTTGTGAAGTGTGTCGTTCCATTCGCGTGAACAATCCAGCCAATCAAAACGTTAGCTGGCTTGTTTTTCAATCCTTGCAGGATTACCATTTGCTCATATTTTCTGCCATATGGAGTCTCGATTTTGAATGTGGCTGGATATCTCGCCGCCGCCGCTAATATCTCTTGCCGCATAAGCGGCCAGTTATCTGCATGATACCCCAATCGTGAAGAAAAAGCAGCCCCCTTGGGTGCCCCATCCCTGCTGTCCGGGTGAAAGAAATATCGGGTAAATTTCGCGTCCGCCGCCGTTGCCGTTGCCGCCCCTGGCAACGCCCGCTCAGGATGCTGCAAAAGCTCGTTCCGCCGTCGGTAGTCCAGCCTCCACAGCCTATACTTCTCATCCCCCGCCGCCTTGTGCTTCAGGAACGTCTCAAAGGTTTTGGGCACGCCGTCTCCCAGCGTCTCCCGGTACCGCTCCCACTGGCGGTAACTGGCCAGCCGCCTGGCCCGGGCCTGCTCCTTTGCCCGGTACGCCTGGATCTGTTTCTCCGTCCTGGGGTCTGCGCCGGGCGGGTTCTTGGTAAAGCTGGAGAAGTCCTTGATGCGGTTCAGCTCCTCCCCGGAGCGGCCCATGGGCGTCCATCTCAGAATCTGGTGGAGGCAGTTTGGGTGAAGGTTCAGCCAGGAGTTGTCCAGCGTGTCCGGCCCGCTGGGGTCTATCTTCCCAAAGGCCGCCGACAGCGGCGGGAAGTCGGGGCTTGTGCCGCTCTTGGAATACACCCGGCCCTCGTAGGGCGCGCACCGCTTGCAGGTGGTGCCGTGCCTGCTGATCTTGTACAGATCCCACTCCGGGTCTTGGGTGAGCACCGACAGCACCTCCGCCTGACGGCTGGTGGTGCGCAGCACCATGGACGCGTAGGTGTGCAGGCTCCAGTGCCGCCCCGCCTTGTCCACGAAGGCGGTGACGCCCTCCCGGCGCAGGGCTTCCACAAAGTCCGGCACGGCCCGGAACGGCCCCCGGCCCATGGCCTGGGTTGCCGCCGTCTGCTCCAGCCCCACCCGGCGGAAGATGTCCGGCTCCACCCGCCCGATGAGGGCGGAGGACAGGCTGGCGTAGGCGGTGGCGTGGGCCTCCGCCAGCTGGCCCATCAGGTTCATCACAAGGCGGTTCACGACGTCCGTCTGCTCCCCGGTGAGGGCCTCGGCGTTGAGATAGCCCCGCTCGTGCTTCTCCGCCGTCTCGCTCCGGGCGGAGGGCTTCCGGGCCTCCGGGTGGTGGACGTAGAAATTGTGCTCAATCATCTTGGGCACATACTCCCAGCCCTCCCGCTCCAGCCTGCCCAGGATGGCCTGCACCCGAGCCAGGGCCGCCTCCGCGTGGTAGTCCACCAGCCCCAGGGAGCGCAGGCGGCCGATTTCGTTGATGATGCCGGTTTCGGCTTTCAGGTAGAGCTGGATCATCCGGCGCAGCTCCCTGCCGGCCATGACGCGGTTCAGGGCGGGCATGGGTCAGTCCTCGTATACGGCGGGGGTGCGGTACCCTCCTCGTCCAGTTCGTCGTCGTCCACGATTTCGAGGGGCTCGTAAAAGCTGAAGTCGAAGTGGATCAACTCATCGAAGGTAGCGTCCGGGTGCTCCTTCATCCACTCCAGCATCTCGTCCTCGTAGCCTTCTTCTCCTGGATCTTCGTAAAGTGCCAATAGGGCGAGCCTGTCTTGTTCTTGTCCATACCGTTCCATCAAAAGCTTTTGATATTCCGATTGATGCTTATTCAGTCGCTGTATCAGAAGTTCCTGATATTTAGATTGGTGCCCATCCATTTTCGCTCCCGCCTTTTATTTCAGCTTCTTTTTTTGGGAAAACTCGTACTCACCTGGGTCTTTCACCGTTACACGGTATCGGTGTGTACCATGTGAGTAATATTTTACTGTTCCAGGCTTCAATGTTGGATGATCCGTAAAAAAACTGCTGCTTACCCGCGCAAACTCCTTTGGCCCCATCCTCGCCTTTGCCGACTTCATTTTACCAGCTTTTTTCCCCTTTGTCGAGCCGCCGCCCAGCTTCCCATAGGTGAACTGCCCGTTCTTTGCCCGGGGCTGGCCCTTGTAGTCCACCGTCAGGCCGTCCCCGGTGTCCCGCTGGAGCTCGTCCGGGCCGTCCGCCCCGAAGTCCAGCCCCGCCAGCGGGTCGGCCAGGGCGGTGACGTCCTGATACGTTTTGCCCCGGTTGGCCGCGATCTCCTCCCCGGTGATGGAGCCGAACAGCCCCGTTTCCTCCGCCAGCTTTTTCAGCTCCTTCTGGGCGGTGTCCGCCCGGATCAGCCCCGCCTGGAAGATATCCCGGATGGCGGTTGCCTTCTTCTCCGCGATCTCCGCCACCTCCCGGGCGGAGGGCGTCCACAGCGGCGGGAAGCTGATCTCCAGCCCCTCCGGCACCCCGCCCAGCTCCGACATACACACCACCGGGAGCAGACGCTCCAGCACGGGCCGCAGCTTGGCCTCCCGCAGTGTGTCCACATAGTAGTAGTAATTGAGCATATCGCTCTCCCCGGTGGCGTTCATCCCCGCCGGG